TGTTGACAAAGAAATGGTCAAATATGATGATAGATTTAGACCAGGTGGTCAATGTGAGTTGCCTAAAGAATTTATTAAGGCAATAAATAATGCATCGGAGGCACCGAAATGAAATATCTCGTATGTTTCTTTCTTATATTGATGACTGGTTGTTCTACTGTAGTTCCAGTCAAATCTAAATTTCCTGATGTGCCAGAAAGATTAATGGTTAAGTGTCCTCAGTTAGAAAAGGTGTCAGAGACACCAACATTAAGTGATGTTGCTAAAACCATAACAAATAACTATACTACATACTATGATTGTGCCGTGAAACATGATGCATTTATTGAATGGTATAATATACAAAAAAACATTTTTGAAAGTGTAAAATGAACAAAGAAGAATGTCCAATCTGCGGCGGAAGCCATAAAAAATAATGGCTTATTCTCAAAAAGTCCTTGACCATTATGAAAACCCCAGGAATGTCGGTAGTTTTTCTATTATTGATGATACCATTGGTACTGGTATGGTCGGTGCACCTGCTTGCGGTGATGTTATGAAACTTCAAATTAAAGTAGAAGACGGGATAATCAAAGATGCAAAATTTAAAACCTACGGATGTGGATCAGCAATTGCAAGTTCAAGCCTTGTCACAGAGTGGATTAAAGGAAAAACGATTAACGAAGCGGGAAAAATTACTAATTCAAGAATTGCTGAAGAACTTGCCCTCCCACCGGTTAAAATACATTGTTCAATACTTGCAGAAGATGCTATAAAGGCCGCAGTATCGGACTATAAAAAGAAACATGATATCGTTAACTGAAAAAGCATACGAAAAAATTAAATTCCAGTTACAGAAACGTGGTAAGGGAGTTGGTATTAAACTTGGTGTGAAAACTACTGGTTGCAGTGGATTGGCATATACAGTTGAATATGTTGATAAATATGAAGCGAATGTTGGTATAATTAATTATGCACAGAAAGATTTTATAGTTTTAGTAGATATAAAAAGTGATGTATATCTAAAAGGATTGACGATGGATTGGGTTCGAAATGGACTCAATGAAGGATTCGATTTTAGAAACCCCAATGAACGTGACCGTTGTGGTTGCGGAGAAAGTTTCCGAGTATGATAACAATAACAGAGTCAGCAAAAACAAAAATTCTAGACCTTCTTGCAGAAGAAGGCAATCCAGATTTATCACTAAGAACATTCGTTCAAGGCGGTGGTTGTAGCGGTATGAGTTATGGATTCACCTTTGATGAAATAACAAATGAAGATGATTTTGAAGTACCTTTAGAGAAGTTTAAAGTTTTAGTAGATTCTACAAGTATGCAATATCTACAAGGTTCAAGTATTGATTACAAAGAAGACTTGCAAGGTTCACAGTTTGTTATAACAAATCCAAATGCACAAACAACTTGTGGTTGTGGCAGTAGTTTTACAGTTTAGGAGATATTATGGAACTAACAAAAGACCAACTAAAACAATTATTACCAAAGAACCCATATGTGGATCATTGGCATGACGCATTATCAAAATTGTTACCAGATTATGAAATCAATACACCACAACGTATTGCTGCTTTCGTTGCACAATGTGCTCACGAATCTGGTGGATTCACAGCACTCAAAGAAAATCTGAATTACAAACCACCAACTCTGCGTAAGTTGTTTGCCAAGTATTTTCCAACAGATGCCTTGGCTGAAGAATATTGTGCCAAACCAAACAAGCAAGAGGCCATTGCCAATAGGATCTACGCCAGTCGTATGGGTAACGGAGATGAAGCATCCGGTGACGGATACAAATATTGTGGCCGTGGCCTCATCCAGTTAACTGGTAAATCCAATTATCAATCATTTGCAGATTCATTACAGATATCACCAGAAGATGCATCACAATACTTATCAACATTTGAAGGTGCAGCACAATCTGCTTGTTGGTTTTGGGAAGCAAACAACCTGAATCAATGGGCTGACAAAGGTGATATTCTTACTTTAACAAAACGCATTAATGGTGGTACTATTGGTCTTGAAGACCGTATCAAACATTATGAACACGCTTTACACGTCCTAGGAGTTTAATAATGAAAAAATTATTACTTATTTTATTATTGGTACCTTGTTTAACATTTGCTCAAAAGCAAAAAGATGGTGTTACATATGATGCAGTAATCACCCGTGTCATTGATGGTGATACGGTAGCATTTCAAGCACCATTTTTACCTGCACCACTCAAACAAGAACTTTCAATCAGAGTTTTCGGAGTTGATACACCAGAAAAAGGATTCAGAGCAGGCTGTCCAAGTGAAGATGCAAGAGGCCAAGCCGCTAGTGCTTTCACCAAAGCTCAAATCAATGCAGCAACCAAAAGACAAATTATCCTCATGGATTGGGATAAGTATGGTGGTCGAGTCTTAGGTGATGTAATATTGGATGGAAAAAGTCTTCGTATGATGTTAATACAACAAGGTTATGCTCGTGAATATTATGGTGAAGCCAAAACCTCTTGGTGTAATTAAGGAAAAATTATGACAGATAAGAAATTATTATACGTAGCGATTGGTATGATTATTTTGCCATTATCGTTAGCATTCTTTGGCGGTGATAGATTTCGTTATCCATGCCAAGATCCCGATAATTGGGATAAAGACTTTTGTAAACCACCAAAGTGTGATGTAACAAGAACTTGTCCAGAACATATCTTTAAAGGTCAACGTGACCCAAGATTAGGACCACCTAAACCAGAAGGTTCTGTGGCACCAACACAATCACAATGTACTACACCATCACAAGGAGCGAACTGTGGAAAATAATAATGTAATTTATACTGGCGAACAGTTAATGGATCGCCTGAAATTCTTCATTGGTATTTGTTTAGCATTAACATTGACAGGTATTGTCTTTGTTGTTCTATATTCTATCATCTTTGTAACTCAACCATTGAACGCTATCAGTCCTATCGACCAGAAGTTCTTTGAGTTGATTATTCCAATTGCAACATTCTTAACTGGTACCTTGTCTGGTATTATGTTAGCTGGTAATGATAAAGACCTTAGAGCAAAAGCACTAGATGCAGCAAACAAACCAACACCAGTATCACCAGCACCAACCAGTTCACCTAGCCTGTCAACAACACCTAGCTTTTCTCCGTCAGTATCAAGTGCAGCCAGTACAAGTTTTGCACCAGCGCCAGTTACCGGTTTCGGTGGCAAGTTAGCACCACCTGATGCACCACAACCATTACTATGAGTTTCATAACAAGTATGTTATCGGATGGTGTCAATGGCACCATCTCCAGTAAAAGAGTTGTCACACTATTAGCATTTCTAATGTGTGCAATTGGTTTTGTGGCTATGATATATGGATATCAGATAGATTCAAAAATTTATGATTCAATGATGTATATTGTTCTTGCGGGTTTAGGTTTTACAGCATCCGAGAAGTTTACAAATAAGGAAACAAAATGAAAAAAATATTAACAGTACTAATAATCGCATTATCTTCAACCGTATTTGCTGGCGGTGAAGAAAAAAAAGTTTGCCATGATAGAGTGGGTAAAGATGGCAAACCTGTCGTTGGTAAAGATGGCAAACCAACCCAAGATTGTAAAACAATTAAAGTTCACAAGAAGTTAGAAGGTACGGAAGTTCCAACTAAAAAATAAATGCCAAACGAAATTTCAGAAATAAAAGTTGATGTTGGTGTTTTAAAGACCCAAGTATTGACTTTATCAGCATTATGTAATAAAATGGACCAGGTAATAGAAAAACTGGTAGACCAACACGACCGCCATTTAGTTAAAGTGTATGAAAATATGGATAACCAAAGAAAAGAAAAAGACACGGACGTATCCGAAATACACGAGCGCATTGATGTTGTGTTGGATAAGGTACAAGAATCTGAATTGCGTATTATGAATGAAATAAAAGGATTGAAAAATACCATGGATGAACACGTACAGGCATCCAAATCTCAATATGAGAAGTTAAATCAATGGAAGTGGACTCTTGCCGGTGGTATTATTGTTATCACATGGTTGATTTCACATTCAAACTTTGATACAATATTGAAAAGCTTACATTAATTAATTGGTATTTTCATTATGAGTGTTTTCATTGACAGGACTTTCCTGTTGCAAGTCTCGCCTAAATTACAGAGGTTCACCAAGAAAAAGGATGACCTCTATAATTTCAGGTGTCCGCTCTGTGGCGACTCACAGAAAAATAAATTAAAAGCCCGTGGTTTTGTATTCCGCAAGAAGAATGACTATTTCTATATGTGTCATAACTGTGGTGTCTCTACTACATTCTATAACTTCCTAAGACAGGTCGATGAATCTTTGGTGAAAGAATATCAATTAGAGAGATATAAAAATGGAGAAACCGGTAACAATAACTATACAAAACCTGACTTTGAACAGGCAAAGACAGATGCGCCGAAGTTTAAAAAGGCGCTCAATCTACCTACAATTGAATCGTTACCAACAGGTCACTTTGCTAAGAGTTATGTTGAGAAAAGACAAATCCCAGACACCTTTTCAACGCAACTTTATTATGCAGAAGATTTTAAAAAGTTCATTGATAGTTTGGGAATCGAGAAAGATGGCCTACATGGGGATGACCAAAGGTTGGTCATACCGTTCTATGATAAAGAAAAAAACCTCATTGCTGTCCAAGGACGTGCATTAGGTCAATCAAAGTTAAGATATATAACCATCAAGTTAAATGATGATGATTATAAAGTGTTTGGCATGGATCGAATCAATGAAGAAGAACTGGTTTATGTCGTGGAAGGACCCATTGATTCCATGTTCCTAGATAATGCTGTGGCGACAGCAGACTCCAATCTGGAATCAATCACGGAAGTCTTGGATAAGACTAAGGTTGCGTTATTGTTTGATAATGAACCACGGAACAAAGAAATCGTGGCCAAGATGGAACACGCAATTGATAATCATTTCAATATTGTCATCTGGCCACCGATGATTGAAGAAAAAGATGTAAATGAAGCAGTTTTGGGTGGTTTTTCACCGGACGAAATCCAAGATATTATAAGTAAAAATACCTTTGTAAATCTAAGAGCAAAATTAGAGTTTGTGAATTGGAAAAAAATATAAAATGAAAGTAGAATTATTATCATACACACAACCCGCACAATATTTTGCTGAGAACATGACTGAACTTATTGCCTTCTGTGCAAGAGTTTCAAATCCAAGTAATCAAGCAAATCATCAAACCAGTGAAAAATTAATTCGTTATCTAATCAAAAATCAACATTGGTCTCCTCTGGAGATGGTTAATATATGTTTAGAAATAGAAACAACGAGGGATATAGCTAGACAAATATTACGACATAGGTCATTTTCATTCCAAGAATTTTCCCAAAGATATGCCGTGGCAGATTTGGGATTTGAGTACAAGGAAGCGAGGTTACAAGACGAAAAGAATAGACAGAACAGTATTGAAACTGATAATCCTGCATTAGGAGCATTTTGGGAAACTCAACAAAAAAGAGTTGCAGAAACTGCACAAAGTGCGTATGATTGGGCAATACAAAATGGAATTGCTAAAGAGCAAGCCAGAGCAGTATTACCAGAAGGTATGACAGTCAGTAGATTATACATGAACGGAACACTTCGGTCTTGGGTACACTATATACAACTCCGAAGCGAAAACGGAACACAAAAGGAACATCGTGAAATTGCTATCGCCTGTGCTAACGCAATTGAGCCAATTTTTCCGATGATTAAAGAATTTACAACAAAATAATAATAAGGCGAATACATGGAATATCTAGGTATTAATATAGATTTAGAAAGAGATAAACTTTTCGATGAACTTGGAATTAAAAGACTACAAGAATCGTATATGCGAGAAGATGAAACTTCTCCTCAACACAGGTTCGCATTCGTATCAAAAACATTTGGAACTAATCAGGAACATTCTCAGCGCCTTTACGATTACGCCTCTAATCATTGGCTCAGTTTTAGTACTCCAATCCTTTCTTTTGGTCGTTCTAAGCGTGGAATGCCTATTTCATGTTTTCTTAACTTTATTGAAGATACAGCGGAGGGTCTAGTTGACAACCTATCGGAAACTAATTGGCTTTCTATGCTCGGAGGCGGTGTGGGTATTGGTTTTGGTATTAGGTCTGCTGATGATAAGTCTACTGGGGTTATGCCACATCTTAAAATTTATGATGCGAGTTCTTTGGCTTATCGCCAAGGTCGTACTCGCCGTGGCTCTTACGCCGCTTATCTTGATATCTCTCATCCTGATATCGTTTCTTTCTTAGAGATGCGTAAACCAACAGGTGACCCAAATGTGCGTTGTCTGAATCTACATCATGGTATCAACATTACCGATGACTTCATGGAAATCATTGAGAAGTGTATGTTGGATCAGGAATATAATGATGATTGGAAATTAGTGGATCCAAACTCTGGTGAAGTAAGAGAGATAGTATCCGCTAAACATCTGTGGCAACAAATCTTAGAGATTCGTATGCACACTGGTGAACCATACATTCACTACATTGATACAAGTAATAGAATGATGCCACAGTTTCTAAAAGACAAAGGTTTGAGGATTCATCAATCGAATTTGTGTTCAGAAATTATTCTACCAACAAACGAACAAAGAACTGCTGTATGTTGTTTATCTTCTTTGAACTTGGAAACTTATGATGAATGGAAAGATAATGAACTTTTTCTTCAGGACGTGGCCGAAATGCTCGATAACGTGCTTCAATATTTTATTGATAATGCTCCTGATGTTATCAGTCGTGCAAAGTATAGTGCAGAAAGAGAACGTTCTATTGGCATTGGTGCTTTGGGTTTCCATGCTTATCTTCAGCGAAAAGGTATTGCCTTTGAAGGAGTGATGGCAAAAGTCACTAACAATCGTATTTTCAAACATATAAGGGAGAGTTTAAATGTGGCAAATGTTAGATTGGGTACCGAGCGTGGGGAAGCTCCGGATGCTAGTGGCACTGGCCAACGTTTTAGTCATCTTATGGCTATCGCTCCAAATGCTTCTTCGTCTATCATCATGGGAAATACTTCTCCTAGTGTCGAACCTTATCGTGCTAACGCATATCGTCAGGACACTTTATCGGGAGCATTTCTAAACAAGAACAAATGGTTGGATAAAGTTATTCAAGATAAATTATCAAATGAATCTGGTAGTTTGTCACAAGATCGTTACAATGATATCTGGTCATCTATTATTGCTAATGATGGTTCGGTTCAACACTTGGACATTTTAACTGATGATGAAAAAGCAGTATTCAAAACATCCATGGAAATTGACCAACGATGGGTTATTGAATTGGCTGCTGACCGTCAACAATATATTGACCAAGCACAGTCATTGAATTTATTCTTTAGACCAGATGCACATATTAAATATCTTCACGCCATTCATTTTATGGCATGGAAAAAAGGACTTAAAACTCTATACTACTGTCGTTCTGAGAAGATTGGTAAAGCAGATAAAGTTTCTAAGAAAATAGAAAGACAAGTTATCAAAGAGCTTGATATGGTTCAAGTGGCACAAGGTAACGATTGTATTGCTTGCGAGGGTTAAATGAATGAACCTAAAAAAGGATGGTTATCTCATTACGAAAGATTGATTGATAATATACTCAGAGTTCTTTGGGTAATATTATTGGTAACTTGGATTGTAACCGAACATAAATTATGAAACCCACTATCGCTTTATTTGTGTGTGACCCAAAATGTTCGGTACAATCGACCAATGGTGTAATGAAAGCACTATCACCACATTTCAACTTCAAACTATTTTCAAAGAATGAAGTTGAAGAAGGTTTCTTTGATAATATTGATATGGTTGTTTTTCCTGGAGGTTTCGGAGATTCAGATTCTTATGATACAATACTAAAGAAGAATAAAGATGTGGTTGTTGATTATGTAAACAATGGCGGCAAGTATCTTGGTATTTGTATGGGTGCTTATTGGGCTGGCAAAGATTACTTCAATATACTTGACAATGTAGATGTTGTTCAGTATATTAAACAACCTAACAGCTGTACAAAAAGACCTCATGCTAAGAATATACCCACAAATTGGTTTAATGGCCATTATGAAAAAATGTTTTTCTATGATGGTCCAACTTTTGTTGGCCATGGAAAATATAAAACAATTGCTGCATATGATACAACTGGTTATCCGATGGCCATCAAACAAGATAATATTTTATTGATTGGTTGTCATCCAGAGAGTGAACAATTTTGGTATGATAGTTATTCTTGGATGAAAGGTAAGTATCATAATGGAGAACATCACGAAATATTATTAAATTTAATTGATGAATTTTTGGAGAAGTGAATGCTACTTGAAGTTATAATATATGGATTTTTTACAGCATTCGGATGGTGGGGAGCAAATCATTATGTTATTGAGCCGTATTTCCCACCGCCTATAGAAAAGAAGGAGACAAAATAATGGATATGGACCAAGCAGCAGTCTTTTTGGCTGGAAGCATTTTAACAGCGATAGGTTTTATTGTTATAGTTGCAACTGCAGTTGTTATCAATAACATCGTACATAAGTACTGGAAAAGTTTTGGATGGAAATTGTTTCCTCTGTATATTCAGAGTGAACAACCTCCAGTTCCAGAAGAACCAAAGATAGAACCAAAAATGGAAAAAGTGAGGAAAATAACATGAAAAGAATTTTAAGATTTACAGCATCATGGTGTGGTCCATGTAAAACTTTGGCTGAGAATTTGGAAAGAGCACAACTTAAAGTGCCAATTGAAGTAATTGATATTGATGTACATGAAGATATTGCTAATGAATATGGAATACGTTCGGTACCGTGTTTGATTATGTTAGATGGAAATAATGAAATCAAAAGAATGGTTGGTTCTAAACCAGCAGGTCAATTAAGAGAGTGGGCAACTATATAAAATGGCTCACATAGTTGCAAACTTACCACCAGTAAAATGTTTTGTTCGCAGAGAGTTTCTCTATGACTTTCAAAAGGGTCATGGAGAACTTGAACCATGTTGGTGGATAAGTATTAAGTCTTTGCGAGGTCAAGCATTTCGTATCGAAGCTTATCTAAACAACTATGGTGCATTGTATGATAAATTACCATTACACGCATTTTGTTGGAAAACTATCGATAATGAATTACCATTAGACTATCTACAATTATGGGATTGTTTATCATATGATATTACTGTAATTAAAAAAGCACAGTTACAATCAATGAGGTGTAAGTTTAAGTTAAAGAATGGAGATTGGCAGTATGGTGTTTATATGTTTACAGTTGATTCTGCTCATCCTGACTTTAACATACTTGATACAGGGTTTTCTGAAGATATCGAGGATCACAAGTCTTATAATTTCATTATGTGCGATAACGGCCAGTTTGCTGCTCAGCCAAATAATAGATTGATTATAATGGAACCAAGTAGTAATCCAAAAGAATTGAAGATGCCAGACTTCAAAGTGGCAACAAATAAATGGTCTGTGGAAACAGATGCGAAATGGGCATTAGGAGAAACAAATACAATAATGTACGAACAGGAAAAAGAATGATAAAAAAAACAAATTCAGATATAACTGAAAGTAGAACATATTTCAAACCATTTAATTATGCTTGGGCTTATGATGCGTGGTTAAAACATGAGCAATCACATTGGTTGCATACAGAAGTACCAATGATGGAAGATGTTAAAGATTGGAAGAAAAAACTAACAAATGAAGAAAAACAATTTCTCACCCATATATTTCGTTTCTTTACTCAAGGAGATATTGATGTTGCGGGTGGCTATGTGGACAATTATCTACCTTACTTTCCGCAGCCGGAAATAAGAATGATGTTATTGGGTTTTGCTGCAAGAGAAGCATTACACATTGCCGCATATTCACACCTAATTGAAACTCTAGGACTACCAGAAACAACTTATAATGAGTTTATGGAATATTCCGAGATGAAAGAGAAACATGACTATGTGATGAACATATCATCCAAGAATACAACTAAAGAGAATACTGCAACCCATATCGCCGTGTTCAGTGCATTTACTGAAGGTATGCAGTTATTCTCCTCTTTCATTATGTTATTGAATTTCCCACGCCACGGTAAGATGAAAGGCATGGGACAGATTGTTACTTGGTCTATTGTTGATGAAACTCAACATACCGAAAACATGGTGAAATTGTTCAGGACATATATACAAGAGAACAATGAGATATGGAACGATGAATTGAAAAGTCGTTTATATACCATTGCTGAGAAAATGGTTGAATTGGAAGATAAATTTATTGACTTAGCATTCCAAATGGGTGCTATGGAAGATTTATCATCCGAGGATGTTAAAAAGTATATTCGTTATATTGCAGACCGTAGACTAATCTCATTGGGATTAAAAGGTGTGTTTAAAGTGAAAAAGAATCCTTTACCTTGGGTAGAGGAAATGATTAACGCACCAACACATACCAACTTCTTTGAGAATAGAGCAACTGATTATGCTAAGGGAGCTTTATCTGGAGATTGGGGTGATGTTTGGGCTCATTAAGGAAATGTGATGACCGAAAAATCATTAACTGGCGATTGCCAAAGTTGTGAATCAACATATTCAATTCAATTTACAGAAGAATTAGTTTCGCAAGAACTACCGGAACATTGTCCATTCTGTGGAGAAATTATCGAAGAATTATCTGAAGACTACATAGAGGATGAAGATGATTTGGAAGATAAGGAATGGGACTAAACTGGAAATATAATGGTGAAGACTTTACTGAAGATTTGATTGGTGATAATTACGGATTCGTATATGAGATTATTAATCTCACGAATAATAAAAAGTACATAGGCAAAAAGTTTTTCTATTCTGCCAAAACCAAACAAATCAAAGGTAAAAAAAAGAAATACAAAGTATCTAGTAATTGGCAAACTTACTACGGAAGTAGTGCCGAACTATGTAAAGATGTGTTATCATTAGGCCAAGAAAACTTTAGTAGAGAGATTATACACCTTTGCCACTCAAAAGGTGAGTGTGGTTATCTTGAAGCGAAAGAACAATTTATTCGTGGTGTAATGGAATCTGATGACTATTACAATACATGGATAATGGTAAGAGTTAGAAAATCACATATTAAGGACTATAATGATAGGTGCAATGCAAGAATTAACTGAATTCGATGCAATATTTTTTATGCCTACAGATAACGATAATATTCATATACAATCCAATGTATATAAGAATAAGGGCACTCCAGTAGAGTTTACAGATGTTGGTAACAAGTGGCATATTATCCTGTTTCAAGATGATGGTGAAGATGATGAAGAAGTGTTTGTTAAAAATTTTGATACATTTGAGGCAATATTCTCCGACCCAAGAGAGTACATATCGGGTTTAATCGAATCAGGTTGGTACGGTATCGTTTCTAGAAAGACTACCACTTCTGAAAAATTCTACCAAGATGCGCTTGCCAAATTTGAAGATATGTGATACAATATAACTTTGAAACTTGAAAGTTTATTATGATTTTAGTTGATTTAAATCAGGTACTATTGGCAGGCCTGATGGCACAAATTGCCAATCAAAAAGGCAAACTAGATGAACACCTTATAAGACATATGGTGTTAAACATTATCCGTACACACGTTAAGAACTTTAAAGCTA